GGAGACGCTGTTTATCAAAGAGTTAATTTAACACCAGAAGAGTTAGGATATCTCGGGACTAAGAAGATGAGCTTAAATGATATCTGTATTTTAACAGATGTTCCAAAGGTTCTGCTTAATTCTGTTGATGATGTTAAATACGATAATGCAGACGCTTCTATTAAGATGTTCTTGAACGAGACAATTGTTCCACTAATCAAACAGAAAGTTAATAAGCTTAACGAGAAGACAGAACTTGTTCCGGATGAATATGAATTATGTTTTGTTGACCCAACGCCTGAAGATACTGATAGACTTTTAAAGATAAATGAAAGTGGTTCAAAAAACTATTATCTAACGCCGAATGAAATGAGGGCTAATGTTGGTTATGAACCAATAGAAGGAGGAGATGACATCCTTGTTCCGTTTAATATGACACCTACATCTTATGATAAAGGTTTAAAAAAAAAATCGTTTGAACACCCATTGAAAGATTATAGTAATAGGAGAAAGTATTTTGAAAAAAGAATAATTATCCAAGACAGATTAGAAAGCAATTTTATTAAAGCTCTTAGGAAATACTTTAAAGGACAGCAAGAAAGAGTTTTAAGTGGTATTGGTAAGTCGTTAAAGAAAGACTTAATTGATAGCTCATTCAACTTTAAAAATGAAGTTAGTATCGGAATTGAAATGCTAACCCCACTTCTTAGAGAGTATATGGAGCAAGCAGGGAAAGAAGCTAAAGAAATGGTCGGTAGCGAATATAGATTTATTTGGACACAGGAGATTGAGCAATCACTTAATAAGAGAGCTGAGTTTTTTGTTAATAGTATCAACGAGACAAGTTTTAATAAGTTAAAAAATGAATTCAAAACAAGTGTAGAGCTTGGAGAGTCAAGGCAAGAATTAATTGATAGAGTTGAAAACGTTTACGGAGATATAAGCAAGGGAAGAGCTAAGGTTATTGCCAGGACAGAAGTTCACAGCGCAGTTAATGATGGAACACTTGAAGGTTATAAGCAAGGTGGATTAGGAATTAAAATATGGGTTGCAGTAATGGATAGTGTTACCAGAGAAGAGCACGCCGATATGGATGGAGAAGAAGTTCCGATTGACCATCCGTTCTCAAATGGAGAAATGTTTCCAAGTTCACCGAATTGCCGTTGTCAAATATAACTAATAATACTTAAATAAATATGAAGACAAAATTCTACAAACTACATAACCAATCGTTAGCAAGACACAAGGTTGCTAACTATAAAGAGTTATGGGAAAAACTAGAGGCTAAAGGTTATAAAGGCTTTGAAATACAAGTTGAGACCGTTTTTACCAAAGCAGAAAAAGACAATGTTTATCACGCTGTCTTTTCAACTGATAGCGTAGATAGACACGGTGAGGTAGTAGTTCAAAACTGGGAGTTGAAAAACTTTAAGAAAAACCCAGTATACTTAGATAGCCACAACTATAATAGTATTGAACATATCATTGGTAAAGTCAATAAGATTAAAGTTGCTGATAATAAATTAGAAGGCGACATTGAATTTGCTATGTCAAACCCGAAAGGTGTTATGGCTAGTGAAATGGCAAGAGATGGTTTTTTAAATGCTTCAAGTGTTGGATTTATTCCAAAAGAATTTGATGATAAGTGGGAAAAGATTTTAAAAAGTGAATTGCTTGAGATTAGCGCAGTCTCAGTTCCCGCTAATCCAGAAGCTACTTATGATAAAAAACAATATGAAACAAAAGACAATTCAGGAGAAGATATTAGAGTTGACGAGACCGGAGAAAAGCAAGACGAAATTAGTGATAGTGAAGAAGAACAGCAAGAAGATATTAAAGAAGAAATAGCTGACGAGGTCGTTGAAGTTAAATCTAGTCCTGTAAAAATAGTTTCTAAAGCTATCAAACAGGAGTATGATATTAAAAGCAAAGCTTTAGGCAGGATTTTATCTGCAATTGAGCGTATCAGCCAAGAAACTAAAGGTCGACAAACTCCTGAAGAGGAGAAGGCTGATATAAATGCTAAAATTAATAAAGCAGTTAAGAAATTGCTTAAACTAAAGAAATAAAACTATGAAAGATTTATTGAAAAAAATCAAGTCTTTAGTAGCTAAAGGTTTCGCTACTAAGTCTGAGAAAGAAGCTATCAAGAAAGAACTTGAAGCTTTAGATGAAACCGAACAAGAAGTCTTAGAGGACAAAGTCGCTGAAGTTGACGCTTTACCTGAAGAGGAAGAAGCTGGCGATGAGGTAGAGAAAATGTTGAAATCTCTTATTAAGAATTCAACAGCCACAACAAAGTCTGAAATCTTATCTGAATTAAAGAGCGAGATTAAAGAATGGATGGACGGCCAAAAAGAATTAATGGAGAAGAAAGCTGGTATCTATGCTAAGGAGGTTAAAGATGAGCGTAAAATGGCTAACGCCAAGTTTAAAGCTACCTGTCTTGCTTTAGTCTCTAAGGATGAGAGTAAGATGAAGGAAATGTCTACCGACGCTACTGGAACTCCTTACGCTGGCTATACTGTTGATAGTGAATTAAGTGCTGAAATTCGCCACTTGATTACTCAATATGGTGTTGCTCGTAGGGAAATGTCCACAATTCAGTTGACCAAGAATGAGTATAAAGCTAATAGCTTAGTCACTGAGCCAACTCTTTTCTGGGTTGATGAAGGTGCAGTTATTGGCTCTACTCAAGTTGTATTAGGTCAAGAAAGCTTGAAGCTAAAGAAACTTGGTGCTATTGTTGCTTTAACTTCTGAATTAATTGACGATGCTGAAGTTGATTTGTTCGCTTTTGTTGCTGGTCGTTTAGCTGAAGGTTTTGCTAAGGCTGAAGACTTAGCTTTCTTCACTGGTGCTGGTGACAATGATACGACTAATGGTAAATTCACTGGTTTACTTAACAACGAGGATATCAATGAATATGTGATGGACGCTTCTTCAATTGAAAGTATCACCGTTGAAGATTTAAATTCAGTTGTTGATAAAACTCCAAGCGGAGCTTTAAGTGGTGCTAAGTGGTATCTACACAGAAGTATGAAGTCTATTTTACGGACTTTGAAAGATGGTGAAGGGAGATATATCTATCAACCTTTGTCTCCTTCTGGTTTTGAAAATATCCTTGGCTATCCAGTTGTTGAGGTTGAAGTTTTCCCAACAAGAACCGACGACGATGAAAAAACACCATTTATGTTATTTGGTGACTTAAAGAAAGCTTGTATCTTAGGATATAAAGGTGGTATTGAAGCTGATATGTTTGAAGCTGGGTCTATTAAGAATGTAGCAGGTAACGCTGACATCAACTTAATCACCACTGACCGCAAAGCTATCCGCTGGATTGAAAGAGTTGGTTATATTACTATTCTTCCGAAGGCTGTGACCCGTTTATTGACTGATTCCATCTCTGAATAGTTTTTTAGGGGCTGGCTAGGGCAACTTAGCCGCTCCTATAAAGATTATTAAGAAAAAACTATGTATCCATACATCTATAGAAACATAAAGACAGGTGAAAAGAAATACTCATATAAAGAGTTAAAAGATGAAGATTTAAAACTAATCTTTAGCGTAAAGAAGGTGGTAATTGATAAACCAATATCTACAAAATCTAAAAAGAAATAAGATGAACAAAACATACACCACAAAAGAAAATATTGAGCAATATCTAGGTGAAGAAATCACCGACAATATTGATTTGTATATTTTATCAGCTCAAGAATATATTGATAAATACTGTGGTAGAAACTTCAAGGAATCAGACGAGGAAGAGACTAGATACTATAATGGCAGTGGAAACAACGAACTTATCATAGACGCTGCTACTGAGATTGACTCAGTGTTCATATCTTACGACCTAGGTGATTCTTTCACTGAAGTTGATAGTTATATCACTGAACCGCTAAACGAAGCACCTATAGTCAAAATAACGCTTAGGAACAATCGTTTTCCGAACACTAAAATGTCAGTTAAGGTTATTGGTAAGTTTGGTTGGTCTGAGTGTGTTCCAAAAGATATAACTTACTGCGCTACATTTCTTGCTTCAATGATGTTAAAAGGACACTCAGTTGAAGAAATATCAAGCGAAAGAATTGGTGATTACTGGGTTCATTATAGAGATGTTGAAAATAAGAATGGAAGCATCAAGTCAATTTTAGATAAATATAAGAAATTGTTCTAGTATGATTAACACTAGATACACAACTAAATTCACAAATGGAAGAATGGTATGGGATGGTGAATACTCAGAAATTGATGAAGCTAATTGGTTCTATGGTCATATTCAGCAAACTACTGCTGAACTAACACAGAGCTTAGCACTTACATTCACGAAAGCTTATACGATTTGGTGTAAATTAAATACAGACGTTGAGGTTGGTGATGAATTAGAAAGCGGTAGTAATAAATATATAGTTAGAGCAGTTAAAGATTTGTTAGTTGGTAAAAATAAACATAAACAACTATTTGTAGAGAAACAAGAAAAGTATGGCTGAATTTAAAACAGAAATAATTGGAATAGAAGATTTTCAAAGAGCGTTAGTAAGAAATCCGCAGTTAATTATTAGTGAAAGCAAAAAGTTCATTCAAAGAGCAATAGCAAAATACAAGTCTGGAATTATAAACAATCCGTGGAAGCTTGGCTTAGGAGGTGGAGGAGCTCCAGTTTTAACAGGAAACTTAAGAGACACCCATTTAACAAATATAAGTAATTTTGAAGGAAGAATATATCCAAGCGCAAGTTATTCAAAACACGTTCATAAAAACAGACCTTGGTTAGACTATGTGTTCAGCAGTAAAATGCCAGATATAAGAGATTTAGAAAAAGATTTATTAAACGTAATAGTAAAAGATTTAGCAAGATAGTATGACAATTTATAAAACAATTTACGATGAAATAGAAGACATACTAGAGACTGTTGAAAATGTTAGACAGATAGTCAAACATCCAACTGCTAATTTTAGTAAATATCCTGCAGTAGTTTATTTCCCAGCTGAGGTTTCAAATGTATTTTCAACTAACGCAGATAATTTTAGAGAATATAAGTTTAAGATGTTTGTTGTAGCCGGTGTTGACCAAACGACGATGAGCAATATATTTGAGAACGTATTATCAAATACCTGTGATGCAATACTTGAAGCGTTTGATAGTAGTTGGAAGTTAAACAGTATTGATGGACACCGTGTTTGGATAAGAATAGATGCTGGTAATTGGAGTGTAGAAAAAACAGACAAAGGCTTACTAGGTGTAGCAGAATTTGACATAATAATTAAGTTATCAGTTAATAATTAATAGACCACAAAAAGTGGAGTAATAATAAAAATATGGAATTAATTGGAAAAGAAATTGAGATTGGTATCGGTGTAGAGTCTGTAAGAGGCACAGCTCCAGCGACTGCTTCTCAATGGATTAAAAACATTTCCGCTAGTGTATTAGAAAAGGCGGAGTTCGTTAATGATGAAGCCTCAAGAGGAGTGTTTGAAGATATGGATGGTCGTCGTGTAGTTAAGAAACACATTGAAGGAGATTTAGAACAAAACCTATATGCTAATGCCTTTGGTTATTTAGCTTATAATCTTTATGGTGGAGTTGAAAGTGCTTTAGTTGCCTCTGGAGTTTATGACCACACTTTTGAAGTAGTCCAAAGCTCTTTAGCTCCTAGCTTAGCGATTTTTGCTAAAGATGGATCCACTCAACAGTTAGCTTTTCAAAATTGCCACGTTAACACGTTAGAGTTGTCAGCTACACCAGATGAGTATGTTAAATTAACGACTAGCTTTATCGGTGAAGACAGTAAAGATGACACTTCAACTCCTAGTTATGCTACTGATTTTGATTTTATTGGTAAAGAAGTTTCAGTTAAGATTGCTGACACCGAAGCTGGTTTATCTGATGCTACTCCGATGTGTTTAAAGGAGTTCAACATTACTTTTGATAGAGGTTTAATTGCTGATTATTGCTTAGGGTCATATACTCCTGAAGTTTATGCTTCTAAGGTTAGTATTGAAGGTTCTTTTCAGAAGAACTTTGAAGATGAAGTCTTTAAAGATTTATATCTAGGAAATTCTACTAAGTATATGTCTATTACTATTGAAGGCGAGGCTACTATTGGAACCACATATCATCCAACATTAACCTTTACTTTCAACAAGGTTATGATTACCAACTGGGAAAGGAGCGGTGGTAAAGACGAGTTAGTGGTAGAAGATATTGAGTTTAAGGCTTTCTATAATGCTACTGACGCTGAAGCC